CCTTGGTTAGGGGGCTGTGGTGGTTTGGATGTAGGCGCTGGAATTGATAACCCAGCGCAGACTCCCTGCCCAACAGCGGTGAGGTTGGAGCCACATTCGGGAAGTACTTAATTATACTCCTCAAATGGGTATCCATCCAATCTGCAGATTTCCACAATCCGGACCAGTAAAACTGGTTCCGGAGGGAAACAGCAGATATAACACTGCTAGCATCCTGCCATTGTGTGGGAAGTACTTCTCTGACCTTGACAATACTAACGTCATGGCCATCGTAGTACTCTCTACCGCAAGATTCTCTGAATCTTCCGATCCAGAAACTCTTGCTGATGTTAACTTTGTGCCCGAAAGCACTCAGTTCATCAACAATGGACAGCACATCGTCTCTGGGGACAACCAAATCATCCCCAAAGACACGCACCCGCCCGGAATACAATTCACATTGTTTCCGGGAAAGCAGAGTGTTGAGCTCTCGCTCAATTCCTAGGAAAATAATGGTAAGGAATACCATAGATTCCATAGGAAAGCAAAGAGCTGAACCCATCGACGCGAACTTGGCCAAGCGTATAACGCCATGACCAGGTACGTCAGCCTTCCGGGACCTGCATGCATCGACTGCCCAGAGCAATTCTGGATAGTCTGCAAGCATAGCCCGTACATGCTGATTCGAAACTCTATCGGACGCCTCGCTAAGATCTAGCGTGGCCAGGTCACCGTTGTGTGAACCTGATCGAGCCATGATCCTATTTGGATCTTGGTCTTCGTCGCCGATTACGCGCGAGAGGAAACCATCCTCCTTAAGCGCACGTCTATAGCTATCGAGAACAGCTTGCTGTGCATACTGCATGGCAGCTGGCTCGATTGCTATCAAACGAGGAGTTTTGAGCGTTTTAGGGACAGAAATCACCCTAACCGGGATTTCTGCCTCGGGTTCAAGGATGTTAATCTCATTCTTGAGGTCTCCAGTATAAGAGACATTCGGAATGAGAAACTCCTCGGCTGGAAACAGCCTCTGGAGTCGAGTAGTCCAGGTTCGCTGATTCCATTTAGCATTACTGCTAATGTCATCAGCGACAACGCCTGGGCCATGCTTTCCAACGAGCCTAGCAAAGTGAACATCTCTGTCCATCTTTGCAAAAAGCTCACTAAAAAGCAGGCTAGACACCCTCTTGAAGCCTGACATATAGTCAGGGTCAAGTAGAGAGTCAGCCCTCCTAACATCCTGCTCACACGAGACGAATTCAGACATAGCTCGTCTCTCACGACGCGGGCTAACAACCCGCGTAGACTCACTTTGCGGTGAGTCTTGAGGGAGAGCGATCTTGCTAAACATCAACGTGAGTTGACGAAGAGCGTAGATTGCTTCTATGTCTGGTTCATCAAGCAACACTCCACTAGTCGGGTCAAACACACGCTCAAGGAAACCTCCTAGGAATAGGGGGAAACCAGTAAGACGATGCTTCCGAAAGGAAGTAGCGTCCCAAGGAGCGACGAGACCGTGGTCTAGCCATTTTTGGATGACTTTTCCATAGTCCGCCAGGGTTATCGCCAAAAACGATATCCCCTCGTGTTTGACTCGCTGCTCGACAGTTTTTATGTCGAGTAGGGGGCTAGTGCAACATCGTACCGCAAGTTCTTTTGCGGTACAGGACCAGAGTGACGTCAGGTTTTTCATAGTCCCTCCTTATCAGAGGTGGCTAATCCTTAGCTCTGTCGTCAATGTTGAGTCCAAGCGGGAGTGCTGGAGTGTCTGGCAATGTCAGAGCCTGCAGCTTCTTTATAGAAGCCAACAAGTTCTGAAAAGCCATATGCTCCTCTGTAGATTGGCTCTCGCCAATCTGCACCGTGATCTTTAGGATCAAACCCTTTCTAGGGTCTTCTCCATAGAAAACGTGCACTCTCGATGCTCTCTTCACCCCCTTACCATGGGCAGCCAACTTGGCCTCCCGTGATAAGGGCCTCACTGATGGAATAGCAGGCATTCACGATAATTACCACTACCACTAGAAATTTTCTAGTGATAAGGTGTTTATCATTTAGAATGCCTCGTGATAGGACTGGGGGTATCTCTCCCTTCATCCTATTACTACCCGGGAAGTAGTCCCAAGAATGCCTCGCGGCAAACCTGGAATCCTCCTCCCAAGCACTATCCATCGCAACGATAGATCTAGAAGCCTCAGAGGCGTCCGTCAGGACTCACCTCCGAGCAGCTTCGTGATCATCGCGCTCGAAGATGCCGAATACAGGGCTGAGAAGCCCGTGTAGACGGCAAGTGCCTCGGCAGCCGTGTAGCCAGCCGGAGGAAGGTCAAAGACGAGGTAATACCCCATCGAGACCTTCACATTTTCCGACGGCTTAAACGGATCCGTGGTCAACTTCGAAGTGTCGATCCTCAACAGCCTCCGGGTCCGCTTGCCATAGTTATGGCTAGCGAGAACCTTAATGAGGCCGTCACCACTGGTGTAATCACTCTCGTCATCCCCCACACCTGTGCGGGGAAGTGACGTGGTGGTACCCCCAATCGTGACTGAAAGAGGGTCGGTGAACGACATGAGCATCACTCCTAGGGATCTGATAAGACCCCATATGGCGTTGTAACGCAGATTGATCATCTGCTACTTGCTCTTGGAAAGTCCAAGAGCTGCAACAATGGCAGCCTGAATGGCACTGAAGCCATTCCAGGTAATGCCGAACCCATATGGTGTTGCCACCCGCCTCACCTTCGATTCACTTACGAGGGTGATAGTGGGAGGGCGTACGTCTGCACGCTGATAGCGCGTATGACCTACGTATGTATAGGTACGTTCAGTGATGGAATGTTCCATCATGTACCCATACAACAACACTTGACCGTTGATGGCCCAATTGGACCAGTTTTCCAACACCTCACTGGTGTTAGTAAACCAATCAACGGCCCAGCTCCACGGTGAAAGCGACCAGAGGGTATCTGGTGTCAGAGTTAGCCCAAGCAATTTTCTTGCTTGGATGACCTGATATGCCAACCCCTCCCGATCTCTCGGGAGGAAGTAGGTAAACATGCCACGAAACCACTGACGCTTCGTAGTGTGATCGCTACGAATCACTTTACCGTCTAGAGGAGCCTTCAGATCCGCAAGCTGACTAGCGGAAATACCGGTCCAAGGACCGATAGTTCCAAGGTCAACATAGGAATCGGACTCCACTACGGGAAAATCATAACTCCGACGAACACCTCGACCTGAATCACGTTCGTACTGAGCCCATATGGTATCAGCACGAATGATGGAATTCGATACAGAATTCACATCATTCAGGAAGGGCATCCAACCGAATTGGTGATTGAGGAACTCGCTGCCGAGCGCCTTGCGACGCTCTTTAGCAGTTTTGCTCCTCAAAAACAGGAGACCGCCTAGTTTGGGCAAACCCTCTCTAAGCGTCTCCCCCAAGAAGGTTGAAACGTCGGCGACTGAATTGGATGGTGAGCACCTAGAAATGGCAATCGTCCCTTGCTCATCAAGCGAGTCATTGCTTGACATAGCAAAGGGAGGATAAACCAGATCATTGGGGCTCGCGGGAAGCATAGGACCTGTGTATTCTGCACAGTTCCATCTGCTTGTTCCGTCAAATCTCCTACCAGAGAGATAAATGGGGTCGATATTACTCGACTTCATATACCTTTTCTTGGTGGAGAAAGGACCACCCAAATCACCGGACCAGCTACCTTCTTTATGAAGGAGCCAGGCAGGATGATTTTCGGACACAGTTTCCTGTGTCCCTCTTAGTACTGAGAGAGCCTGATTTTGATCCACCGAGTCAATCGATGGTTCATTCAGGACAGCACCGTTGGACAACTCAGTCCACGTCTTCATCGTCGCCTTTGGGGCAACAGTGAAGCCGATCGATCTTCGTCTTACTGACGTAGCGATGCGGCACCTCCCAGATAGAGCCGGAGCTCACATAAAGTGCTGACTAACAATCAGCACCATGGTCCGTGGGAGAAAATCCCACATCCGATCCAACAATGGACATTATCCGTCATAGGATCGGGATGATGCACTACTGCGCCCAGGGGCCCCGCAAGGGGCCCC